ATGAGAGCCATATGTAACAAAGGATGCTTAAAGACATTCACCGTCGAGGTACAAGAGATTAAAAGTGAAGGCAGCATTGTTGAAACATATTTTGAATGCACAGAGTGCGGACACCATTACACGATGCATGTTAAGGATGATGAGGTAAGGACACTACAGTCACACATAGAGTACCTACAGCGTAAGCCTAAGAAGACTCAGGCTGACAATCAAGATGTTCTTCGCATGCAAAAAGAAGTCAACGAAAGAATGAAACAACTGAAAGAAGAACTGGTTGGAAATGGCTAGCGCCAAAAAGAAAGGGCGGTTTTCTAAACAACGAGTCGGAGACAGTATCTACCATACGGTAGCATGGAGACGGTTAAGACGGTACTACTATACTATGGTGCATGGTATATGTGAGCGATGCGGGAAGCCTGGCGACATTGTTCATCACAAGATTCCTATTGATGAGATCAATGTCAACGATCCATCTATCACGTTGTCTGTCTCTAACCTGGAACTTCTATGTCATTCGTGTCACAACAAAGAACATAAATTGTCCGTCGATTCGGTGCGTGAAGATGTCGTGTTCGATGAATCTGGAAACTTGATTCAAAAAGAAAGCTGAAAAAATGAAACTGGAAACTGAATGGCAAATCCCCCCTGTTTAGAAAGGGAAATGGCTATGGCTGGTAAGCGAGCGCATCCCTTCGAAAAACATACAGGGGGTTTTTGCATGAGGGGGGGTTGCGATGTAAGTGGCGAAAATTACCAAAAAAGAGCAAGACGCAAACGAAAGAATTTCCGCGGAAATAGCAAGACTTAATGGGATTTTTAAAGATTTGTCCGAGGATAAGAAAGAGGTTGCCTTACGTTTGATCGAAAGGGTTGCTTTCATGACAATAACCCTTGAAAACCTTGAAAAAGAGGTAAAAAAGAAGGGGCCGGTCTATACGTTTGTGAATGGCAGTCAGAAGATGACCATTGAACATCCGGCACAGAAGAGTTACAACGCCATGATTCAGCGGTATACGGCTGCTTATGACAAGCTGTTCAACCTTTTGCCAAAAGATGATCCCAGGAATATAAATACAGAGGATAATGACGGGTTTGACGACTTTGTGAGACGCCGTGAGTAGAAAAGTCATCAAATATCCCTTGTCTTATAATCCGATCATCGAGTATTACAATCTGATTGAAAGTGGACAGGTCACAGTCAGTTGGAAAGTGAAAAGAATCTACAGGAAATTGGTTGAAGACATCCACAATCAAGATTCTGAGTACGAATATAGCGCACAGCGTGCGAACCACGCCATTGAGTTTGTTGAAAATTACTGTAAGCACTCAAAGGGTAAATGGGCAGGAAAGCCTGTTGAATTGGAGTTGTGGCAGAAAGCTTTTATAGCCGCGATATTTGGCTTTGTCCATAAAATCGACCAAACGCGCAAATATCGTGAGGCCCTACTGGTCGTTGCCCGTAAAAATGGCAAGTCTACAGTTAGTGCTGCTATCTGCCTCTATCTAATGGTTGCAGATGGTGAGGGCGGCGCTGAGGTTTACGCTGTTGCAACAAAAGAAAAACAAGCAAAGATTGTATGGTCTGAGTCCAAACGAATGGTACGGAAATCGCCTGTGCTGCTCAAACGAATAAAAACACTCGTTAAAGAGTTGATAGCCGATTTTAACGATAGCAGCTTTATGCCGCTTGGCAGTGATTCAGATACCTTGGACGGGCTGAATGTACATGGTGCGTCACTTGATGAAATTCATGCCTGGAAAAACGTTAATCTTTATGACGTCATCGTTGATGGTACGTCAGCACGGGAACAACCGCTTATTCTTATGATTACCACAGCCGGAACCGTGAGAGAGTCGCTATACGATCAAAAATATGACGAAGCAGAAATGCTATTGAATGGGTTGGACGATCCAGATGGCTATCACGATGAGTCTTTTTTGCCCATTGTGTATGAGTTGGACGACCGTAAAGAGTGGACAGACGAAAAGGCGTGGCCAAAATCTAACCCTGCTCTTGGCACGATTAAAAAAATAGATAGTCTGCGCACAAAAGTCAATAAGGCCAAAGCCAATCCTTCGCTGGTTTCAAATCTGCTGACGAAGGATTTTAATATACGCGCCACGTCATCAGAAGCTTGGCTGACTTTTGAACAGCTAAACAACCAAGCTAAGTTTGATCTAACGCAACTTAAACCATCTTATGCAATTGGTGGCGCCGATTTATCGCAAACAACAGATTTAACCGCGGCTTGTGCTACGTTCATGCTTGCTGGTGATCCGCAAATTTATTCGCTTGCAATGTACTGGTTGCCGGAAGACGTGTTTGAAAAGCGGATGGCTGAAGACAAAGTACCTTACGATAAATGGTATGAACAGGGGTTACTAAGAAAAACGCCTGGCAATAAGGTACATCACAAGTTTGTAACCGAGTGGTTTCTTGAACTTCGTAATGATCACGGGCTATATTTCCCGTGGATTGGTTACGACCGTTGGTCGGCAACCTATTGGGTGGAAGAGATGAAGGGCTATTTTGGGGAAGAAGCAATGGTCGAAGTAGCTCAAGGGAAGCAAACTCTGTCACAACCGATGCAAAACATGGGGGCCGATCTTGAAAAGAAGCTAATTAATTACAATAACAATCCGGTTACAAAATGGTGTTTAACGAACACAGCCATTGACGTAGATAAAAATGGTGAAATTCAACCAATTAAAATTAAACAAGGGAGACGCAGAATTGACGGTACGGCCGCTTTGCTTAACTCTTATGTTGTTCTTGAGAAGAAACAGCAGGATTATCAAAATATGATTTGAAGGGGGTGAGGAACATAGGACTGTTCGACTGGATGTTTAAATCGAGTAAGATGAAAACTTACTCTCCAACAACGACCCGTTTTAAACTTGTTAATGATATAGGCGATGGGTTTTATCGGTGGGATGGTAAGCTATTTCATAGCGATATCGTGCGTGCCTGCATTCGTCCGAAAGCCCGATCAATAGGCAAACTTATAGGAAAACATATTCGGGATAATGCGAGTGGGTTTCAGGAGTTTCCTGATAACAACATTCGTTTTTTATTGGAAGAACCGAATCCGCTTATGACTGGCCAAATGTTGCAAGAGAAAATGGCGACGCAACTAGAACTGAACAATAATGCTTTTGCGATTATTAAACGTGACCCTGACACACTTCAACCGTATGAGATTTACCCTGTGCCCGCTTCTGGAGTTGAGTTACTTGAGGGCCCACAAGGAGATTTGTTTTTAAAATTCTCTTTTTATGATGGCAAGCAACTGGTTGTACCTTATGCCGATGTCATCCATTTGCGGCAAGACTTTAACGAGCATAATATTTTTGGTGATAATCCAGGGCCTGCTCTAGCTCAACTAATGGATGTGGTGACCACAATTGATCAAGGAATCATGACGGCCATTAAAAACAGTGCTGTTATCCGGTGGATTTTGAAATACAAAAGCGTCCTCAAACAAGAGGACGTGAACATGCAAGTTGAAGAATTTATAAATCGTTATTTAAAAATTGACGGCAATGGCGGGGCCGTTCCATCTGATCCACGATATGATTTGGAACAAGTCAAACCTGAATCATATGTACCTGATTCCAAACAAATGAGTGAAACGACTAGGCGAATTTATCATTTTTTCAACACGAATGAAGCGATTGTCACAAGTAAATACAATGAAGACGATTGGAATGCCTATTATGAATCGGTAATCCAGCCCGTTGCCATGCAGCTTTCAGGTGAGTACAGCCGAAAGCTTTTTTCGCGTAGACAACGTGGACATGGAAACAAAATCATTTTTGAATCTAGTGCGCTTCAATATGCTTCAATGACAACCAAAATGAATTTGGTTCAAATGGTTGACCGGGGGGCAATGGTGCCTAACCAGTGGAGAAAAATACTCAACCTTGGCCCAATCGAAAATGGAGACAAGCCGATTCGTCGTTTGGATACGGCAGAAGTCGGCAAACCGAAAAGTCCAAACAACCTTCTGAAAGGTGGTGATAAGAATGGACAAAACGGAAAAAAGGGAACTTCTGACGACGGAGATTGATGTAAGGGAATCTGAGTCTGGGGTAAGAACCATTTCAGGCTATGCCGTGAAGTGGGAAAAGAAATCTCAGGTACTAGGTTTCTATCGCAAATTTCGTGAACAGTTCAAACGCGGGGCTTTTTCTGAGTCGCTCAAGAAAGATGACCAACGCTTTTTGTGGTCACATGACACTAGCAAAGTGTTAGGACGTACAAAAAATAGCACTTTGCGGCTAGAAGAAGACTCAATTGGATTACGTTTTGAATTAGATTTGCCAGATACCACATTAGGTGACGATACCTATAAGTCAATCAAACGCGGTGATGTAGACGGCGTTTCTTTTGGTTTTCGAATGGAGTCTCATGAAATCGAAGAGCCAGACGATGATTTGATGCTAAGAACTGTAACAAAGGCAAAGCTGCTGGAAGTCTCGGCGGTCGCTTTTCCTGCTTATCCCGATTCCGAGGTGAGCGCCAGAGGGTATGACCCAATCAAAGATTACGAAAAAGAATTTCGTGAGATGCGAGCACGCTTGTATTTATTAAACAATTTGTAGGAGGTTTTTTAGATGAATCGAATTAAAGAAATTTTAGCACGTAAGAAAGAAATTAACGAAATGTTGGCTGATGAAAAACGCTCGAAAGAATTAGATTATAAAGCGCTTGAAGAAGAAGTGCGTGAGCTAAACGAGGAATTAGAAGAATTGCAGACTCGTCAGCGTTTGATGGAACAAACGAAGGGAATTGAAAGCGGGAAAGCAAAAACACGTAGCATCGAGACATTTAACGCTTCTTCAGGAGAAGACGAGGACAAAGAGCGCAGTGCGGGAACGGGTTCAACAGAATATCGCCAAGCGTTTATGGATTTTGTATTACGCGGAAAAAAATCAGATGTGCTTGAAAAACGTGATGTAACCATGACGGGGGATATTGGTACGGTCATCCCTCAAACCATCATTAACCGTTTGATTGAAAAAATGCGTACCTACGGCCAAATTTATAGCCGTATCTCGCACACTAATATCAAAGGAGGAGTGTCCATCCCTACTTCTGCTGTCAAACCGGTAGCAACCTGGACAGATGAAGGCAGCGTTTCTCCAAAGCAGAAGAAACCAACTGGAAACATTACGTTTGCCTATCACAAGTTGCAATGCCGTGTGGCGGTCACACTTGAGGCAGACACTACAAGTCTAGACATTTTTGAATCCTCTATTGTTGATAATATTTTTGAGGCCATGTTGGTAGCACTTGAAACAGCCATCGTTTCAGGTACTGGGGAAAAACAACCATTGGGCATTGTTAATGACTCCCGTGTGAAAAATACGGTAAACGCTAACGAAGGATTAATTAGTTCTTACAAGGGCTGGGCGCAAATCTTTAAGAAACTCCCGTTGTCAGCCCGTGGTCGTGTTGTGTTAGTAATGAACCATGAGGATTTTGAAGAGTATGTCGCAGGCATGGTTGACGAAAATGGCCAGCCAGTTGCGCGGGTAACAGACGGTCTGGACGGTGCGCAACAGTATCGGTTTAAAGGCGTTGAAGTGATTGTCGTGGAGGATTACTTGCCAACGTTTGCTGGGGCCCAAGAAGGGGAAACGGTTGCTTTCTTTGCCAACTTGAAAGAATACATGCTAAACAGCAATCTCCAGTATCGCTACAAAAAGTATTTTGATGAGGATACGGACGAGTATATTCATAAAGCAACGTTGATTGCTGACGGTCGTTTGGCTGATCCGCAACACGTTATGCTCATTAAAAAGAGTTCAGTAACGGAAGAACCGGAAGTTCCAGAAGCATAAGAACCTAGAAGCATAAAACAAAGGAGTGATAAACATGGAAGCAAAAGTCGTTTATCCATTTAGGGATAAGTTTGACGAAAATAAAAAAGTCTATCGCAAAGGCGACACGTTTAAAGGGACAAAAGAACGTGTCGCTTCTTTAATTGCTAAAGGTTTTCTGAAAGATGAAAGTAAGCAGCTGACGCCAAAAGAAGACGAGCCTGAAAAACTTGTTAAAGAGAAAGAACAGGAACAAGATGGGCCTGTTCATGTTGGTGGAGGCTATTACGAGCTGCCAAACGGTGAGAAGGTAAAAGGAAAAGCGAATGCGCAGGAGGCTTTTGAGGCGTTGAAAAATGAGTGAACTGCTGGAACCTGTAAAAAAGGCTCTGCGGCTAACCAGCGATGTTTTTGACGATGAAGTACAAGATTTAATTGAAAGCGCCCGGTCGGATTTGATTCAGTCGGGCGTTTCGCCTCTTGTAGCCAAAAAAGAAGATGATCCTCTTATTCGACGCGCAGTTATTTTATATTGTAAGGCCCATTTTGGGATGGACAATCCAGATGCTGTCCGGTTTGCTCAGTCCTTTGACATGCTTAAACAGCATTTGACGTTGGCGGGTGATTATAGTGGCGACGCCGTGGAGTGATGTCGTATATCTGGCCCACCAGGGCAAAGGGCGTGACAAAGACGGATTCCCCGACAACTCTGAAGGCGAACCGCGTCAAGTGTTTGCTAACAAAAAAAGTGTTCGATCTCAAGAATTTTACTTGGCAAAGCAAAATGGATATGAACTCACGCATATGTTCGAGGTGCGATCTGTTGAATACGAAGGCGAGGAAGTGCTTTATTATCACGAAAATCGTAATCTCGTTCTTCGGACATATGAAAAAGGTGAGTTTGTCGAATTGATCTGCATGAAACGGAGTGATGATCATGCGCCTTGATTTACGTATCGATGGTCTAGATGAACTCATAGCAGAGGTTGAGCGTATGGAAGCTCTGACACCGCAGCTTATGGATCGTGCATTAATTGCCGGAGGCGATCTATTGTTAGAAAGAATGGTTGCGGGTGTGTATTTACACGGGTTGGTTAGGCGGACAGGAGAAGCGCAAAGTGCCTTACATCGAACAAATCCAAAGAATGGGGAACTGTTTGTCGGTACGCGAGGCGGGGCCAAGAAGCCAGGGTTTTATTTGTACATGCATGAATTTGGCTTCTATAACGTCCGTGCTAAGCGTTTTATCCCTCCTAAGCCCTTTGCCTCCATCATCTTCGAAAACAGCCGTACGGAGATCCTAGCAGCATATGCGGCCGTGTTTCGGACTGGGTACAAGTTATCATGAGTTTAAATCAGCTAATTATCGACACGTTGTCCCCACTTGGTGTGCCTGTGAGTTTCGCTCGCTACAATTTGACTGCCGATACCTATATTGTTTTTGTGATCTACAACGAAGCACCACGAATGATGGCAGACGATGGGGAAATTATCACCAAGTATTTCGTGCAAATGGATGTGTTCAGCAAAGGGAACTATTTGCAGCTTTGTAAAGACGTTAAACGTCTTTTGAAAGAAAAAGGTTTTGGTCGTATGTTTGAGTCAGAGACATACGATGAGGACTTGAAAATGTTTAGGCGGATCATCCGTTTAAACTATGAAAACAAAATTGGGGAGGAATTATAAGACATGGCAATCAAAGGTTTGAAAGATTTACATTACGCCGTTATCCGATCTGAAAGCGACACAGAAACGCTTTACGGGCCAGTCAAAAAGCTTGGGCCTGCCATGGCGTTTAACATGCAGCCTACTATTAACCGAGGTAATTTACGCGCGGACGATAAAGTATTGTTTTCCGACTCGGCTAAAGGGCCTATTACAGTTACGCTTAACATTGCCTATCTAGATAAAGATGTTCAGGCGGATATTTTAGGTAGGACAATACATGAAAACGGGTTGATAACGGACAACGCGGCAGACCAAGCACCGTACATTGCAATCGGAGGGCGGTGTGAAAATGCAAGGGGTGGTTATGACTATTTTTGGGTCTACCGTATTAAACTTGCTCCTGCTGAAGAGAATGCTGAGACAAAAGCAGAAACACCAACATATCAAAGCCCAAACTTGTCCGGCGAAGGTTTACCAAGACTCCATGATGGCGAGGAAAAAACAAGGGTTTGGGATGGTGACGAAGACATCAATCCAGAAATCTTCAAGCAGTGGTTTGACGAAGTTATTGACAAAGATTTCGTCGTGGCAGCATAAAGGGGTGGCATGATGAAAATTCAATTATGGATCGATGGGGAGCAGCAAACGTTTGTTGCTCCTTTTGTCCCTGCTTTAGCAAAACGAAAATATTATGAGTGGAAGGCGAAGGCTGAAAAGGAAGATGCTGCAGAAGAAGGGTTGTTGACGGCCCAACAAATTATTGACGATGACGATGAAATTTTGAGCATTTTACCCAATGTTGTGTTCAAAGAGCAGTTTACGTTAGACCAGCTCTATGCGGGCGCAAGCATGGAATACATTCAGGCTAAATTAAAAGAAGCGGTATTTGGCATTAAGCCTGAAGTTGTAGCAGGCGCAAATGATGGTGAAACGGGGAAGTAACATGGGGTGAAGCCTATTCATCCCTAAAGAAGTTGTATCGCAATTTAATGTTTCCGAAAAACGGGCAAGGATGGACGTTATCTCAAATCGATGAGATGGACGTTCATTTTTTTTATGAGTTGGCATCCGAATTCGAATTTGACGATGAGCCGGAGCAGACTCAAGAACAAGACGTGTACTTAGAACAGATTTGGTAGAAGGGCGGTGAAGATATGACAGAAGTGGGAGCTTTAAGAACTCGTTTGACAATGTTAGACCAAGGCACCACACGAGGCCTACAAGGATTTAGAGATACCTTAAAAGGTATTCGGTCGGAAATGAATGTGGCTCGAAGTGCTGGACAGGCGTATGGACGTAGTATTGACGGTCTTAGACAAAAATCGGATATTTTGAGCCGACGCCTTGAAGTCCAACAGCGGCAAGTTATGGCTTTACGAAGCCGCTATGATCAGGCTAGATTGGCCAAAAATCGAAACGAAAAAGCGGTTATGGATTTGAGTCGTCAATACAACAACGCTGTTGCAGCGATGAACCGAACAAAGTCGTCTTTAGAGGGTGTCAACAACGAGTTGTCCAGGGCGCAAAATCCATGGCTTAATATGGGGAATAACTTGACGACTGTGGGAGACAAGTTACAAACCGTAGGCCGAGATATGTCCGCTTTTGGTCGATCCTACACCATGCGTGTCACCGCCCCTATCATTGCTGGTGGTATAAGTATGATCAAGGCTGCTTCGGACTATGAAAGTGCGTTTGCGGGAGTCCGAAAGACCGTTGATGCAACAGAATCGGAGTATGCCAGATTATCGAGGGGCATACGGGATATGGCCTTAGAGATTCCAGCAGCTGCAACGGAAATTGCGCGTGTTGGTGAAGCAGCCGGTCAGCTAGGAATTGAGAAAGAGCATATTTTATCTTTTACACGGACAATGATTGACCTTGGCGTGGCAACAGACATGTCAAGTGATGATGCGGCGATGGCTCTTGCTCGTCTCGCAAACATCACAGGAATGGCGCAAACGGACTTTGATAGATTAGGTTCAACTATAGTCGATCTTGGTAACAATTTCGCGGCAACTGAAGGTGAAATCAGTGAGATGGCGCTTAGGATTGCTGGTGCTGGTACACAGATTAACATGTCGGAAGCTGATATTTTAGGATTTGCCACCGCTTTAACATCGGTCGGCATTAAAGCGGAAGCAGGGGGTACCGCTATCAGCAAGTTAATGATTGAAATGGCCTCTGATGTAGACCAAGGCGGCAAGCGGCTAGAAGAGTTTGCCCGTATTGCTGGTATGTCTACAAGTGAATTTAAGAGAGCATTTGAAGAGGACGCGGCCACGGCTATCTTCACATTCCTAGGCGGATTGGGTGACTTGTCGGAAGAGGGCGAATCAGCCTTTCAGATCATCGATGAACTTGGACTCTCTGAAATTCGTTTACGTGATACTATTCTTCGTTCTTCGTCCGCCCGAGATATGGCTAACGACGCTTTACGCACGGCTAATGATGCGTGGGAAGAAAACATCGCTCTAACAAATGAGGCTGAAGAACGGTATGCCACAACGGAATCACAATTACAAATGCTAAAGAACCGCTTTTTTGATATTGGCATCACGATGGGTGAGGCGCTCATACCTGCCATGTTTGCCGCGCTTGAAGCTGCCGAACCACTTATTAAGTCTATCGAAGACGGTGCTAGAGCTTTTGCAGATATGGATACTCAGCAGCAGCAAACCATTTTGAAGTTTGTGGCTTTAGCCGCCGCAGTTGGGCCAGCCTCTATTGTGCTGGGTGGATTAACGACAACTCTTGGTGGCATTGTCAAAGTCATAGGGACTGTCGCCACTGCTTTCGGAAATGTTGGAGGAAAAGGGTTGCTTGGACGTATAGGAATGCTTGGTCTTGGTGCCGCTGGCCCTGTTGGTCTGGCAATCGCGGGTGTAGGTGCCTTGGGTCTTGCTATATGGGATTGGAAAAAGACAGCGGACGAAGCGTCTGAATCCAATCTTGAGCTTGTGCAAAGCTTGAATGACCAACATACAGAGTTGGAAGCGTCTGTAGCCAAGTATGAGGAATTAAGAGGAAAAGCCGAGATAACCACGGGACAAATAAAGGAACTGCTAGAAATCCGTCATGAAATGGCTAAAAATCCAGAAGTTGAGGCCATGGAAGAGCTTGAAAAACGATATGACGCATTAGTGGAAAAAACGGGTTTAACGCATGAAGAGATCGACGAACTATTAGATGCCAATGCGTCTATCATTGATCAGGCCCCGCAAGTAGCTGAAGCCCACACTGTACATGGTGAGGCTGTTGCTGGTGTCGGTGAGGAACTCCAAAAATTAGTAGACAACACTTTAGAAGTTGCTAAAGCAGAAGCGGAGCTCCAACGCGGCAACTGGGCCGAGGAACGAACAGAACATATTCGAAATGCTGCACAAGCTGAGAAAGAACGAGAAGAAACGTTAGAACGTATAGGCTTACTCACCGAATTACAAAACGAAGACCAAATGGTTTTAAATGATAGATTAAACGAGGCTAAAGACATTTCGGGGAATTACCTGTATACGCAAGAGCAGCAGAACGAGGCGCGACGTGAAGCTGATATTTTGGAAGCCATTTTAAATGGAAAAGCCGGAGAGTTACGAGACACACTTAAAGAGCAATTAGATGAGCAAAACAATATCATCGCGGCAGCTGAGGAACACCGAATAAAAGGAGAGCTGCTTGACGCTGAATATCTACAAATTTTGTTGAAAACAATTGGTATAAACGAGGAAGGACAAAAAGGCGTAGATGTCGCAAACGAGCAGTTAAACAAGCTCAAAGAACAAAAGGCGGAATTAGAAGGCAAAATTAAAAGGGAAGGCGACCAAACCGGCACGCTTAGAGACCAACTCGGTGTTATTAACGATCAGATCGGGGCGTATGAAACTACTTTAGGTTTGATTGATCGAGAGATCGGCGGTGTGCAAACCGTTACTGGAGAAGAGAAGAAGCGGGAACGGCAAATTGCTTTTAATAACAACATCCTTGCCCAAGCGTCTGGTATTCATGACAATAACACGGCTGCTCAAGGACGTACAAACAGCAAAATCGATGAAGGAACAGGGAAAGCCGAGGATATGAACAGAACGCTTGGCCAAGACATTGACAAATCTGTCGATGTAGATGACAACGGCACGGCGAAAGCGATAAGTGAGGAAGCGTCTAAGTCTGCAACCAAACGCGTCACGCTGAGTGCTGTTTGGCAAAACGTAGCGAGCGGATTGAGCGCGGGTATTCGCAGTGTGCTGGGTAACATCCCTGGTTTTGCCGAAGGCACCGATTTCGCTCCTGGAGGTCCCGCTTGGGTTGGTGAAGAAGGCTACGAGCTAGCGCGACACGGGAATAAGTGGGCGATGCTAGATTTTGGGGTTGCTAACCTTCCGCGTGGCACCCAAGTTTTCACGCATGACGAGACAAAGAAAATTCTTTCATCGTTGAATAAAATTCCGGCCTATGCCTCTGGCGTGAGTCCGAGCGGGGAAGCGGATCGGATTGTAAGACAGCTTAACGGCCAGCAAAATATGACCAATGATACCGTGAGAGTTGTAGTGCAGCCAGCGCCCGTCATTATTAATGGGGAGAAAGTTGCTGAGGTTACGTTTCCTTCTATAGACATTAGACAAGGCCGTGTCAGCCGTCGCAATGCATTAAGCGGGGGTGTTCGAATGTGAATTGGTTGAAGATAATAGAAGACGGTCAGATCCTAGACCACCGGAAGCTCAATGTTTATTTGCTCAGCTTTATCCCCCAAAGCTTATCAACTGATTATACAAGCGAACCGATCCCTGGGCTTCCGGGTTCTGTGTTTACATCCGCTCATTATGGGCAACGGACTATAAGAGCAGAATTTGGCGCTATAGGTTACGACCACTTGGATTTACAGTTAATTCGTGATGAATTTTATGCCATGCTGGCTACTCCTAAGACAAAGCAACTTATTGACATGAGGCAGCCGGGGAAGATGTGGGAGGCCGTCTCCGGTGAATTTGGCATGGAGTATGTGTCACCAACAGCCGCTCGGTTTCAGGTGGACTTTCAGTCCTTTTCTCCGTTCGCTAAGTCGGTTGTGCGGACGTCAGAGAACGAATTTCGTTTTGATAGCCAAAAATTGCAGTTCGGGCAAGGTATACCCACGGAGCCGCTTATTTACCGTTTTAATACAACATCTTTTCGTGTTTACAATGCGGGTAATGTGACGGTTGATCTACGCAATCAGGATGCAGTAATTACGTTTAGGGGCGCGTCTAACCGACTGCGTATTCGTAATTTAACGTCAGGTGCAGATTGGCGATACGAAGGCACCACTACGGCGACGGACAATATCAGACTTGAGCGTGGATGTCGCGCTTTGAAAAACGGACAGACTATTTTAGCGCAAACTAACTTGGCTGCATTTACTCTGGATACGGGTTGGAATGAAATACGAATTGAAGGAAGTAGCGGGAGTATTGAAGCAGCGTTCGACTTCCGTTTTCTTTATATATAAAGTAAGGAGCGTGGAGCATTGAATCTAAAACATGTAGGCACACAATTTGACCGAGTACGTAAGGATGTAAACGAAAACTTTGACAAGATCGAGGGGAAATACAAAGGACTACAAAACAGATTTGATAACGCGGTAGACGAGGTAGCCGATAAAGCGTTTGATAAAGTAGTAGACCGAGCTAAGATCGATTGGCTGCCGCCAGTTGACACATTTGATGATCTCGCTACGACATACCCTGACGCCAGTGAGGGGCAGACGGCCATGGTGCGCAATACTGGCAGAGTTTATCGTATGACTAATGGTGTGTGGATGGAGATACAGGACATTGATCCGACAGCAATTAATGAGGTGGATACGCGGTTATCTTATCAAATGGGTCAAATAGCCTTAAACGTCATGGCCCCGCCTTATAATGCTGACGGCAGCGGTCAAACTGACGTTACTGCCGCGATCAATGCTGCTGCCGAAACTGGTCGCGATTTATTTTTCCCAGCGGGCTATACGTTTTTATATACCGGCACAATAACCGTCAGTAAAGATAGACAAAAGCTACATGGTGGAGGAACGTTAATTGGCTCGGGTAGAAATGCGCGGATCAACATTGACGGCAACAAATGCACCGTGACAGGCCTAAAGTTCAAGGGGACGAATGGGCAACTCTATACCCTAGCAGTAAGAGGAAACGAGTGCATTGTCACAGATAATGTTTTCGAAGGAGAAATTGGGCATCACGTCTTTTCGAATGGGACGCGGATGCTTGTCATAAAAGATAACCAATTATTGGGAGACGGGCATAAACAAATCACTCCAATTGTGATTACAGGAGAAAGCACCAACTTTCAGGTGTCCGGTAATGTGCTAGATAAGTGCATGGGTTTTGGTATCCAAACACGATGGAGTTGGGATGGGGTAATAAGCTCTAATTCGTTTAATAACGTTCTGCTAAAGCAAAGTGAAATAGCTTCAGGTGGCGAACCTTACCTACCACTTGAATTTGAAGACTATATATATCCAGGGCGGGGAAATCTGTATATCAACAATCAAAAACTGGACAGGGAAAAATATAGGGTGGAAGAATTAGGTGACAAGGCGTATCAAGTAGTGTTTTTAAATTATAACGTTCCTGTAAATGCCCAAGTCACTTACGAATGTTACAAATCGTTGGAACCTGTTAATATCAACAGCGAGTGTCACGACATTGTGATAAGCAATAGTAATATTTCAGGGTCGGGAGACAGCGGTATTGTACTTGGGGCGGATTATCATAATCGCGTATTAGATCCTGATAACGTTGACGACGCAGACTACCCTCGTCGCATCAGCGTGGTGGGCGGTATCATAAAAAAATGCGCATATGCGGGCGTGGCACAAACACATCGTTGTGATAACGCGGTAGTGTCGGGAGTTAACGTGTCCGATTGTGGGGTGGTCGCAACAGGAGTGTATTCGACGGGCATTTACATTGCCAACGGTTCCTCCGCGGTCACAGGAAACGCCATATCTAACACGGAAAGTGGCCAAATGGAGTACGGCATAACACACTCAGGCCGTGTGATGGGATCGGTTAAATTAGGATTAAATACGTTTAGCGGTATTAAAAAGCAAAACCACTTGTTCTCCGCGGACTCAAATCCAAACTATTTCAAAAGAGGGATAGGGTTGTTGGATAACGAAAGCTGGGTTTATGGAACTGTAAACCTAGAAAAAGAGTTTGTAGGCAAGCCTGACAACGACGGTTTGTTTAAGTATACCGTGTTTGGCGGCACTGGATGGCGTAGAAGTACATCGGTATTAATTGCCGGCAAACCTTCGGCAGAGACAATCCAAGGGCAATATGTAGATATTTTCTTGGACGCGCACAGTCTAATTGAAAACTCAATTGTCTCCATTAGCTTTTACGCGGTTGCGAAGTCGGGAGCTAAAGGTTTTGCTAACTTTTACTACCGTTACAGCAACGTTACTCCACCATCTTATTCGCAGGAAATAACTGAAACTAGCTTACGACAGTACACAATCGACGCGGTAATCGGGCAGGGCAGCAGTATCAATGACGTTATTTTGCGTATAGGCAGCGACGTCGGCAGTGTTAATGTAGGGGACATCCAAGTCAAATACAAAAAAGTTAGTCCGTAA